TCAGGAAATTTAGATTTTGATACCGTTAATCAATTTATTAATTTAGCAGGTGATACAGGTACAGATACTTACAATACTTCAGAAACATTAAACTTTTTAGGTACTGGTGGTATGACACAAACGGTTACTGATAATACGGTAACGGTAACTGCTACAGCATTAACAAATGCTAACTTATCTGGTAGTGCAGGTATTACAAATGCTAATTTAGCAAATCCTTCAACAACAATAGGTACTTCAGTATTAACTTTAGGTTCTACTGAAACAGATATTGCAGGATTAACTTCTTTAGTTGTAGATGATATTACAATTAATGGTCAAACAATTTCTACTACAGCGGCAAACAAAGATATTACTTTAACACCTCACGGTACAGGTACAATAATTGTACCATCAGGTTATGAAGACAGAGCAGGATTTACAGATAATTCACTTGCAAACAAAATGTATGTTGACCAAGTTGCACAAGGTTTAGATACTAAACCATCTTGTAAACTTGCAACAACGGCTAACTTAACAGCAACTTATTCAAATGGTTCTCTTGGTGTTGGCGCAACATTAACTAATTCAGGCACACAGGCAACATTAACAATTGACTCAACTGCTGCTAATTTAAATGATAGAGTTTTAGTTAAAGACCAAACAACTCGTACACAAAACGGTATCTATGTGGTAACAAATGTAGGTGGCGCTTCTTCTAATTGGGTATTAACAAGAGCAACTCCAGAAGATCAACCTGCTGAATTATCAGGTGGTGCTTTCGTATTTGTTGAAGAAGGTGTTTTAAATGCTAACAATGGTTATACATTTACTCATACAGGTCAACCAACATTTGGAACAACTAATTTAGATGTATCTCAATTTTCTGGTGCAGGTCAAATTACTGCTGGTGCCGCTATGTCAAAAGATGGCAACCAATTAGATGTTGAAGTTGATGATTCTTCTATTGAGGTAAGTTCAGACGCATTAAGAGTCAAGGCTTCAGGTATTACAAACGCTATGTTAAATGGTTCAATTGCAACTAATAAATTAGCAAACCCTACAATATTTTTCAAAGATGAAACTTCAACACAAGGTCAAGTTTCTTTAGAAGGTACTTTGCAGTTTCTTGCTGGAGAAGGAATTAATACTATTGCAAGTGCTGACACAATTAAAATTGAAGGTGAAGACGCTACAACTTCAAACAAAGGTGTTGCTTCTTTCACTTCGGACAATTTTGCTGTAACTTCAGGTGAGGTAGAAATTGTAACCGTTGATGGAGGAACATTCTAGTGTCAACGGTAATTAAGATTAAAAGATCAGAAACTCCAAATCAAATTCCAGGTGCTTCTGCTTTAGCAGTACACGAATTAGCAATGAATGTTACAGATGGTAAATTATTTACTAAAACATCTGGTGGAGTTGTAAAAGAAGTTGGTGGTGCTGGTGCTGTATCTTTACAAACGGTTACAGACGGTGGTGCCGTAACTGATAATGATATTACTTTAAACGGTGCAAATTTAATTTTTGAAGGTTATCAGGAAAACGCATATGAAACAACTTTAACGGTACAAGAACCTACTGCTGATAGAACAATAACTTTTCCAGACGCAGATGGTGATGTAGCAATGCTAGGAGATTCATTAGCGTTTTCAATAGTATTCGGTAGTTAATTATGGCAAGTACATTTAAAAATGCAGGAATAACGGTTCCAGTTGTGGATACATCTGCTGGTGATTTATTTACCGCTGGTGCAAGTGCAACTGCTGTAATTCACGCATTATATATTTCAAATAAAAGTACAACTGCTAGTGCTACCGTAGATGTAAAAGTTACAACTGATGGAGGTTCTACTTTTTATCATATAGGTAAAAGTTTAGAAGTTCCACCAAACAATACATTGACTTTAGACAAACCAGTTAATTTAGAAAACAACGATATAGTAAGAATTGTTGCTGACGCTAATCCTGATTCGTCTTCAGTAGATGTTGAGGCATACGCAAGTATCCTTGAATTAACATAAGAATATAAATAAAAAAAATGGCATATTTAGTAAATCACACACCTGCTGCTTCTACAAAACAGAAATCTTTTAACGCATTAAGACGAACAAAAGATGGTATGTTATACTTAACTTCAGTAAACCCTAACAAAGGTAATGAAACTATTGAAGTATCAAAATTTTATGAAGATGGTAAGTCGGATTTCGTAGGTAGAGATGAACAAGACTATGTTGATGAAAGACTAGAAATGTATGATGTTAACTATTTTACAACAGATGGTTCAGCATACGAGTTTACTATATCAGTTCCTGTCTTAAATGAGTCAAGGATTGCAGTATTTTTAGACGGAGTTCAACAAGTACCATTTTCAGACTTTACATTAGTTAATAATACCGTAGTAACTTTTACTCTAATTCCAAAGACTGGATTGAGTATTGTTATAGGTACGGTTAAGAAAAGATATTTTAATAATGATAGTGATAGATTTCAACAAATTAATTATTCCTCAAATCCGACAACAACTTTTCTTATAAATAATACTAGTGGAGATTTAGTAAAAAGAGTAAATGCAGGAGTTACAAGATCCGCTGAAAGTTCAGACGATTTTGACACTTTTGAGGACACAACAGCAGTTTCTACAACTACATCATATCAAAGTGCAGTATAGAAATGGATAATTAGGGAAAAAAATGGCAGATTTTAAACTAGGACGACTTAAATTTAAATGGAGAGGTGATTGGGCAACTAGTACAGGCTATGTTATTGACGATATAGTTAAGTACGGTGGTAATACATATGTTTGTATAGCAAATCATACATCACCAAATAACGAAAATTTATTTTACACAACTCCAGCAACTTACACAACAAATTGGCAACTACACGGTGAATCATTTTACTTTAAAGGTGCCTATGCAAATACAACTTGGTACAAATTAAACGACCTAGTATCTTATGGTGGTAAACAATATAGATGTACAACTGCTCATACATCTTCAAGTGAAGTATTAAATCAATCAAACTTTGAACAATATTCAGACGGTATCACTTTTAGAGGTGATTACGCTTCTTCAACTCAATACAGATTAAACGACCTAGTTAAGTATGGTGGAAGAACATACAGAGTCTCAACTGAACACACATCAGCTGCTGGTGGAGATATTAATATAGATTTAGCAAACTTTACACTTTATAGTGAAGGTTTATCATATAGAGGTGATTGGGCTGCAACAACTTATTACAGATTAGATGATGTTGTAAAATTTGGTTCTTACCAATATAGATGTACAACTGCTCACACTTCAGGTGCAACAACAGATGATTTCGCACAGGCAAACTTTGCCATTTATTCTGAAGGATTACAATTTGAAGATTCATACAACGCAAGTACGGTTTACTCAAAAGGTGATGTCGTAACTCACGGTGGATATTCTTATGTGTATATTGCTGATGAAGAGGCGTCAGGACAAACGCCTGCTGACAATGCTACTTGGGATGTAGTAACTACTGGATTTAATGCTGAAGGTGTTTATGTACACGGAACAACATACAAAACTGGAGATACGGTTCAGTATGGTGGTAATTCTTATGTCTGTATTTTAGACGCAACTAATCAAAGACCTGCTCAATCAGATGGTGCAGTTAACTCAACTTATTGGAAACAAGTAGTTGGTGGATTTAATTGGAGAGGTACTTATGACGCTGCTACAGCATACAATATTGGTGATGTTGTTAGATATTCTTCAAACTCATACATACAATTAAAAGATCAACAAACAAATGTAACTCCAGGTTCAGACGCAACCGTTTGGACAATTCTTGCTCAAGGAGATACTGCTGCTGTATTAACTACTCGTGGTGATATTTTATTTGAAAGTTCAGGTGGTGTATCTAGGTTACCTATTGGTATGCCAGGTTCAGTTTTAGCAAGTGATGGACTAGATGTTAAATGGTCAGATATTTCTGGTAAAAATATTTTATATGTTGCTCCTACAGGTGCAGATACAAACCCAGGAACAGAATCTTTACCTTTTAGAACGGTACAGGCTGCTTGTACGGCTGCAAAAGAGGCTTCAATTACTGAGGTAGAAAATGTTTCAGGTGGTACTGGTGGTACTGCTAATGTTTACAATAATATAAGAGCAGTTGCATATAAAGAATTAACGGTTTCAGCAGTTCCAAGTACAACAAGTTTTGAAGTTACATTAGGAACATCAACTTACACTCACACTTATGTTAGTGGTGGTGAAGTATTAAAAACAGATGATACATCATTGTCAGTTACAAATGCACCTTACAATCATACAACAGGTGTTTTAACAATTACTACTTCAGGTGCTCACGGATTATCTATTAGTGATACCGTAAGAGTAAGAGGTTTAGATTACACTTGCTCTATTGGTGCAAAAACTTATCCTGAAACTGGAGAGGATGCTTACTTTAGAGTTGACACAACAGGCGCTTCACCTGTATTATCAGTAACTAACGGAACTGCTCATCATCACGTTGGAGATAAATTAAGAATAGACGGATCACTTATTGGTGGCGCTACTACATTAACAGCAGATGTTAAATCTATCGCTAGTGATGTAATTAAAGTTGCAAATGGTGAATACAAAGAAGTATTACCTTTAAGAGTTAGACCTAGAGTATCAATCATAGGTGAATCTTTAAGAAACTGCCGAGTATCTCCTACAACAGGTTCAGGTACACAAATTAAAACCGTTAAGATAACAAATAACTTTTCAGGTGGTGTAGCAGGCGAATACAAATATGTACACCCTAGTAAAATTGAAAAATCATTATCAGTTGCAAGTG